AGGCTGCCAACATTGCCCAGCATGGATGCGCCACCGGTTGACGCATTCGCAGCGCCAGACAGGCCCATCATCCCAGTCACAGCACCCGCAACCGGGTTCACGATGGCCGAGATGACAGGGCGCAACACCATCGTCTTGAACATGTTGACAACGGTGTCACGCAGGTTCTTGGCGAAGTCTTTGCCGGACTCGAAGCCGCGCAACAAACTGTCAGTCAGTGAGCGCTCAATATCCGCCGCTGCCCTTTCCCAGTCGCGCTGCGCATCTTTTGCGGCATCCTCTGCAGCCTTGCGGGCTTCTTTGGAGCCGATGAGGCCCACCAACTCCTTGCGCGCGTCGATCTCTTTCTGGACAGCGAGATAGGCCTCTTCGTTGCCCAGCAGGCCGTCGCGCTTTTCCTCAAGGCGGGCGATTGTCACCAGCTCGATTGCTTGGGCCAGAGAGTAGTAGCCACCTGCGGCAATGGCGGCTGCGGCCTCTTCGGTGCGCAGTTGGTCGGCCTGCTGCTGGGCGGCATTGGCGCCCTTGGCGAAGCTCTCCACGTATTTAAGGTGGGCTTTTGCCGCCTCTTCGGATGCCTTGGCCTGTGCCTTGGTGGCGTCGGCCTGCTCTTTGGCAATGGCAACGGCAAAGGGTTGCTGTTGGATCAGATCGTTAACGTAGGCGACGTATTGCTGTTCGGTAATGACGCCAGCGGCGCGTTGTTTTTGCGCGTTGGCAAGGTCGGCGTAGTAGGTGGATGACACACCGGCCAGTTCGGCAAAGATGCGCTGCTGATCTCGCAGCTCTTTGTTTTCTGCCGCCACACCGCCGCCGCCCTTTTTGGCGTAGCTGGCGCGGATTTCGCCCAGTCGCTTTTCAATCTCCGCCTGAGAACGGCCAGCTTCTGCGCCCTGAGTGCGGGCAACAGCAAGCTCGCGCTCCATCTTCACTTTGTCCGTCAGGAACCGCTCGCCCGCCTTGTCGAATGCAGCGGACGCCTTCACCGATTCGCCGCGCTGGCGCTCTGCCTCTGCGGCTGTCTTAGATGCAAAGGCAACGCCTTCCAATGCTGCGGCTTGTGCTTTGAGTGCTGTAAGTTCTGCGCTCAGGCGGGCGCTGCTGGCGCTTGACGGACGGCCAAATGCTGCACCACCGCCATTGCTTCCGAATCCATCATTGGCTAACTGGTTTTCACGCGCTGCGATTTGCTTGCGAACGTCTGAGAGTTGATCAACGCTGGTTGATGCGCGGCCAACATTCAGGATGGCGTCCCACGCTGATTTCGCTGCATCCTTGACGGCGATCCAACCGCGCTCTACGGTTCCCAGGTTGCGCTCCATTTCACCGGCCCGGCCCGAGAGCGTGTCGGCAAAGGCGCGCTGCGCCACATTGGCGGCCTCTGCCGTTTTGCCCTGTTCTTCCAGGCTCTTGATCTGCTTGTACGTGCTGTCCGTGAGAAAGTTCATCCCCTCGTTCAGCTTCAGCACGGCAGACAGTGGCTCATTGCGCAGCGCGGCGAATTGCTCCGCCGTCTTGCTTGCCGCCTGGCCGGTAGCACGCTCGTAGGCCACTGCGGCTTGTGCGGCTTCGCGCAGGTTCTCCGCGCCGACTTTACCTGTCGCTGCCAAGGCAGACAGAGCTTCCGCAGCCTTGCCTTGGGTGCCGACTACGCTGCTGATTTCCTGCGCGTAGGATTTGAGCTGTGCGGCATTCGTGCCCGCAGCATTGCCGGTTGTGATGAGTGCTGCGCGGTACGCGTCTGCCTCTTTTGCGCCCTGGTTGTAGGCCACGGCAATACCGGCCACTGCGGCGGCGGCGATGGTAAACGGGTTCACCAGCCCCAGCACATAGCCGCCCAGCGCGCGGGCGGCGTTGCCCGCACCACCGAACATGTCTTTGAGCTGCCCCCCCTGTTGCAGGAACACGGTCAGCGGTGCTTGACCGCCCTGCAGGCTCGTGATGATGTCCGTGAACTGCGCAGGCACGCCGCGCAATGCTGCGGCGGTCTGGGCTGCGCTGATGCCCATCTTGTCAAGTGCAGGGGCGCCCGTGCCATTAATCGCAGCGGAAAGCGCTCGCGTTTCCTCCGCAACTTGCCGCGTAACATTCAACATGCCAGCAAATTTGGACGGGTCAAGCCCCTTGGCTGCTATGTTGAACTGGATGTCGCCAATCTTTTCTAGCGCTTGCTGGCTCTTTGCAGCTTCAAGCGTGACTCGCTTGATGCTGGCGACAATTGCGCTCTCAGCTCGCGTGAACTTGTCGCCTTGAGACTTTGCAATCTCCCCAATTTGATCAACAGCTTTACCCGCGCGCGCTCCAGCCTGCTGCATGTTGGCAGCCATTTGGGTGGCCTTGTCGCCGACACGGTTGAAGGCGCCTTCCGCCTGTTCCGAGTTGACGACGACTGCGGCTTGTAGGCTGAGATCGTTCATGAGGTTCCTGAAATGAAAAAAGCCACCCGGAGGTGGCTATTTGTCGGAGCGGTTCTCGCTCATTTGCTTGAGCGCCGTGCGCTCCAGGATCTGCAGGTCTTCAAACAGATCCATCCATTCGGCTGGGTCTGCTGCGATACGGTCAAGCAGGGGATAGATGGCGCCGTAGTCCAGCCCTGCATGGCCGCCCATGCCAATGCGCCACTGCGTCGAAATCTGACAGAACAGAGACCAGGCAGGCCAGTTCTCGGGCCATACCTCCACAGCGTCGAGGCCGTAGTCGGCGGCGGTGAATACCGCCCCGTCCTTTTCCTCGAAGTAGGCCGCGCGGGCGGCCTCGGTCAGTTTCCCAGTCGGCCTTCGATGCAAGCCGTGCGGTACGACTCCATGATGGCGGCGGCAGCGGCGGGCAGTTCGTCTGCCAGCTGCTGGGCGTTTTTCTTGGTCAGTTCTTCGTCCAGGTTCCAGCCTTCCAGAACCGCGAGGATGTAGTCGGCATTGGCGCCAGCAGTGCTACCCATCAGCTCGGCCATCGAGAACTTTTCGCCGTCTGGCTTTTCCTTGGCGCCAGCGGATTCCATCAGTTCGTCAATGAAGACGCCGAACTCCGCGCGGGTGCGGTACTTGTAGACGCATTCGATGGAGCCTTTGCCGCCCTCCAGCATGTCGAACGTAACGATCTTCTTGAAGTTCTTGGGGCGGTTGCCCAGCTTGATTTTGGCCATGATTTACTTTCTTCGCAGGGTTGAACATGCCCTTGCCCAGCCCGCGCGCCCTGCGAAGAGCGACACGAGCCGGGTAGGTGCTGGGGTGGCCTATGGCCGGGGATCAGGAGGCGTAGCGCGTGGTGCGGTTGTTGCCAGAGATGGAGGCCGTCACGGTGTTGATCTGGCCGTCGTTCATCTGCACGGACTCGTTCAGAGCCACGGTGCCGGGGATCAGCTGGATCTGGCCGGAGCGGGTCACAACACGCAGGACGGTGTTTGTCTGCACGTCGGTCAGGTTCCTGAGCGCCGTGTAGCCAGGAGTGCTGATGGCGTCAGCGTCCAAGGTCAGCGTGTAGCCAGTGCCGTTGAAGCCGTCGTTCATCTTGTAGCGAACGTCCGATTCCAGGTACTTGTAGTCCACGGTCACGGGGTCGCCGCCGTTGCTGGAGACGGCCGTGATCATGGTGATCTGCTGCCAGGTCGAAGCCTTGCGGACCGTGCCAGCACCAGCGCCAGCAGGGAAGAAGGTGGTGGACGTGGTGTCCATGCCTTCCAGCGTGATCGAGGTGTTCAGCACCACGCTCTTGATGCGGGCTGCACGCAGGTGCAGACGACCCCAGCCGCTGGAGACTTCGACGAAGTCGCCGTTGGCAAGGCCGGTCGTGCTGGCCATGGTGAGAACGCACTCAGATGCGTTGCTGGCCGCGCTGAAGCTCAGAGCGGATGCGAAGACAGAGGCAACGAAAATCGTCGTGCCGGTTGGTACTTGTGCCATTTTGTGGGCCTTTCAGAAATGAAAAAACCCGCGCTGGGCGGGTCGGGTTGCTGCCCACAAGGGGCAAGAAAAAACCCGCCGCGATTGCTCGGGGCGGGTTGCTCTGGTGGCTTTCGCCTAATCAGTTATCTGGCTGCCCAGATGGAGAAGCGCTGGATTGCGCCGTAAAGTTGGGTGTCGTCTTCGTAGGTCGAGATGGGCTCGCCCTGTGGCTTCACGATGAGCGTCGGGTGCGCGCAAAGGGCGGCTTCTGCAGATCGGATGAGGGACAGTGACTCGGCACGAGTGGTGCTGTAGACGCTGACCTGCATATAGGTGTTGCGCTTGTCGGGTGCGGTGTTGTCCACGAACCGCAGCGACTCGCCTCCAAGCGCCTGCCAGGTCATAAATGGCCGGGCCGTGCCAGATGGAGCCACGTCCGGGAACACGCGCGGGCAAATGGTCTTGAGCAGCGTGTTCAGGTCGGCTTCCATCATTTGTTCACCTCTTCGATGTAGCGGGCCTTGATGGCTTCGCGCACCTGGGCGCG